TTTGCATTGTTGTTCATCAAGGTCGTTGAGATGGTAAGAGCATCTGAAAGAGAAATCTCAGTAGGTTTATCCATTCTGTTACTTATAGACTTAAATAGTTCCTTCTATTTAAGCGGGGAAACCTCTTCGGATCTCCCTCTCTATGTTTCCATAGAGTCCAGACTATCGCATCATCTTTTTTATTAAGATGTCTCTTTATTTAGTCGTTCAGGCTGCACACCTTGCGGTTGCTTGCCCCCTGTTGTCTTCGGCACAATCCGGTCAGAGTTCCAAGTCGATTAAAAGAGATTTTATAACGGCAATGATTAGGCTATTGCTCTACCGTTAAATCCATCGACACACGTCACAAGTGCGGCCGTGCTTGCTAACATTTCACGAGTCAAAATATCTTCAGTTTCACGAAGTTGAATACCTTGAAGACGAACAAATTGATTCAATGGTTTATTTTGATCTTGGAGTTCAACAAGTTTCGTTGTTTTAATCCAACCACCGTACACTTTCATTTCTGCCGTTATGTCTGTACGTGTTGGCAAATCTGAAGGAGGCGTATCGCAAGTTGCTGATATAGGTACTAATTTAGCTTCAAGCTTTTCCATTCTTTGAAAAACAATCTTGTTACCCATGTGCATTTCTTTGGTCTCTCTAACAGCAGCAAGACCATGAATCAAATGAGGTGTTTCAATCGCCAACATACGAGCCGACAAAGACTTTTGCAGGGTTGGGGACATGTTAATTGTTGTAACTTTATCCATCTTTTTTTCCTTGTTTTTTGAAATACGATATAACAAAGAGTTGCCGAATCTCATACAGGCATAGTAAGAATGAGTTGCCGAATCTCGTACAGGCGATGGTCTCTATTAACGAAAAGAGTAGTACGAAGGTGCCGATCCTTATACAGGCACCCAAATACTACTCTAAGATAATGATAGAAAAAAATGTTTTCTTAATTAAGTTCCAAGAATTTGATTAAGAATACGTCTTTGCTCTTTTTTCTCTTGCTCACTCATCTTTCTATGCGCATGAGAAGCAGCACTAGAAAGTGAAGATTTATTCTTCTGAGGACTTATGGTTGAAGTAGAACGAGGCAACTTAGCGTTCTTGCTAATACGATTCTTAATAGAAGTAGTCATATCATCTTTATGCAAACCAAGCATCTTGATGTATTTATAACTGAGCTTACCTTGCTCATACATATCGCCTTGGTTGTTATTCAAGTAGTTATAAAGACGTGGGTCTTCATCTTTAAGCAACATAAGATTGTCATTAGTAACAACATCAAAGAAATCATCATGATCATTAACTAAAGCGCGAGCAGCTGCGGCAGCCCTTGATTGTTGCTCTTGAGCAGCTATTCTTGCCTCAACTCCTTTATTCGACTCTTTAATCAAGTTCTCGTAATAGAGTCTTTGATTGTTAAGATCACTACCAGAAACTATTGCATCGTCATCAATAGCAATAGGCTGTGGATACTGTGGTTGTTGCTGTTGAGGTGGTTGATAGTGCGGCTGTGGTTGTTGCTGTTGAGGTGGTTGATACTGAGGCTGTTGGTACTGCTGTTGTTGCTTAGCATTCTTTTCAACAAAAGAACGTAGATCGTTAAGTTCTTTTTCAGCTTTAATCTTAGCAAGCCGTAATGTTCTAAGATTCTCTTTCTCTTTCTCTACAACTTTAACTTCTTCTTCTTCAGAATCATCTTCTTCAACTGAATTATTAGAAGTCTCTTCAGTCTCTTCTACTTCATTTTCTTCTACATCATCGAATTGTTCTTGTTCAACAGTTTCAACAACTTCTTGTTCAACAACTTCTTTTTCATTTTCAATCATTGCAGACCTTTCTTAAGAAATGAATTAGCGATTGCATGAAGTTTTTTACTTTTAAAATCACGACAGTAGCAATATAAAGGAAGTTCATCAGGACGTAATATACCAGTANCACCGTCTATTAAAATAGTATTATAGGCAGTACCAGAAGGAAGAACCCATAATTCTGCTTTTAAACTAGTCTTTGGATCACAGATATAAACGCACTGGTCAAAAGTAGGTAAAGGGCACGACAACCGAGCTTTCCAAAGGATTCTTGGTAATACTCGCTGAAAAAGTCGTTCAGCTTTAGTAAGACCAACAAGGAAGAACTTCTTTCCCTGAAACTCAATACAGCCCTTTCTTATCTCCATATCCATTTCTTCAGCATAGTCCGCTGCAAAATGAGCAATTATATCTTCGGGAGATAATCCTTCAATCGAAGTCTTTCTTGCCTCTACGTCAGCCTGAGCCGTTGTTATCTTAGTTTCTTTTTCATTCGTCATAGTAGTCCTAGAAAATGGCCACAGATCTTCTTGTGATAAAAGGATCCATGGCCACTAAGTCTAATAAAAAGATAAAGGATTATAGTTCTTGCTTAACAAGTCTTCGCCATCTTGCATGCGTTTACCAGGTGATTTAACCTTTACCCGCTTTTCCTTCTTCCTATGAAGAGGTTTATCAGCAAGATATTTTTCAATATCCTTTGCGCGAAGAGCGATAGGCATTAATACCCTCTTTTATTTTTAAGAACTTTCTTTTGCATGTTTGTATCTTTGTCGATTCCTTCAAGAGAATCACGTTCTGGCGCAATGGTCATATCAGCAACACCGCCTGCATTCTTGCCTACTTTAACCATTTTATCTTGGCTAGGAAGAATATCAGCAGATCCTGAAAGACTCATGATGCTTGTATCTGAATATTTACGCATAGTTTTTCCTTATAGAAACTACAGACCACCACAAAGGTGCTGCAAGGTTAAACAATAACTACCTCTAACACAAAGGTACTATTTTAGTATTACACACTTAATTAAGAAAATTATAATTGACTATCTTGTCCCATCATCTGACTTAATTGATTGCCTTGTTGTCCCATCAGCTGACTTTGTTGATTGCCTTGTTGTTCCATCATCTGACTTTGTTGATTGCCTTGTTGTCCCATCATCTGACTTTGTTGATTGCCTTGTTGTCCCATCATCTGACTTTGTGGGTTAATAAGATCATTCTTTAAAGCAGTAGCTTTATACACTTCAGCTTCTTCAGTTTGATCTGCCATAATCTCAGATTTTTGAGCCTCTGATTCTTTAACCGTATTTGCCATGCTTATAAGCTGTTCAAGTTGATTCAAATCAATGCCCTGTATCTCTTTAGCAGCCTTAATCATATTAAGAGCAGCATCGGTACGATTTTCAGCAGCTTCAGATTTATGCACATCAGCAATAGTCATATTCTCGCTTATTCTCGATACGCGTTCTAAACCACTAGCGCGATATGAAAGAGCATGGCTATGTGCTAACTCTGAACGCATATCAAGTTCTTTAATGGCTGCTTCTTGTTGTTTTTGTGCCATCTCAGCAGCTTGTTGTTTTTGCTCTTCGATGTCCTTAATAAGATCTTCTTTATTTTGAACATTACTTGCACGTATAAGACTCGCTTCAGGAACAGGAACACCAGCTTCTCTGAGTTTAAGCAACTGAGCGAACTGCATTTGCCTCTGAGTCGACGTATTAAATCCGTCCTCGATGGCGATGTCATATTTTCCAAAACGTTCGTCATAGAACTCTTTTGAAGGTTCATCTTCAATAATGGTATTAACTTTACCAGTGGAGAAGTTCTTCTGGATTATCTTTATTAACAACCTGCCAAGTATCCTTTGCGACTTATCTAACTTATCGAATAATTCTTCAAGTGCTACTTTACCAGCAGTCATCTTAACCATGGTTTGATAGCCAGAACTATCACCAGCAGTCTCACCAAAGTTAGAGTCGTTAAACCCGCCACCTTCCATGATGTCATCACTTAACATCTTTGAAAGTTCAAACGTTGATGGTGGTATCTGTATTGGTGCTATCTGTTGTACATCAGTCATGCTTGCTTCAGCATCTAACTTAATAGATAAACCTTGGCCAGTCTGGTGAGCTTGAGCTTCATCAACTAAAGCACCTTCTTTATAGATTAAACCTGTTGTACCAACAGATTCTTGCATCTCTAACTGCAAGTTACGCATACGGTTAAAGAGATACTGACTATCTCTTAGACCTCTTACAATAGATTGAAAGCGTTGACTCATAGTCTGTAGTGATGGATTAAAGTAAGCGGTGACAGGAACAAAAGGAAAATTATCGATTCCTAATGGATTTTCACCGTTATAAAATACTTTTCCTTGAACAACAATTGCTAACTTAACTGTGGCTACATTCTTTTCGTGAACAATTAATTCAGGGTGCTCTTTAAGGAAACTTTCTAAGATTTTATCAGAGTAAATGTACTCAGATGTCTCGTTATTTCGACTATCTATAAGAAATGTAGCTTTTCTAAACGACTTATAATAAAACTCGTCATACGTTAATAATTTTTCATCAGGCAGACCGTTACATTCAGGAAGATAGGGGAATTTGCCATCATAGGAACTGCCTGAAGTCTTAAGCTCCATGATCTCATCTTCAGAGTCAGGTAAGAGCATAGAACATTCAAATGGCGTTAAGAGCGATCTCTTCCATATATAGTTGCAGTCGCTTAAATCGTGTTTTTTCCAGAATGGGTCTATAAAAAAACTGTTGTATGGGCAGTATTCAACCTTAATATCGCCTGAGACTGGATCTTCGTTATAATCGAGACTGATTTGCATCAAAGAAAGGCCAGCAATTAAAGCTCCACCAAAAGAATCAGAAACAGTACCTCCGATATCTTCTCTTTCAAACAGCCAAAGTAATATCTCATTAAGCTGAGAAGCGGTCACATCATCAGAATTTTCTTTGGGGATACAGATAACTGATTTTCTGTTCTGGATTTGAAAGCCTTTAGTAAGATTTACATTTCTTCGTATTTTAGGAAAAGTAAAAATGGATCTTCTGTTGAACGGTACGTTGTAAACATCGTAAGCAACGGTTGGATCGCATGCTTCAAATCTAGAATCGATGTTTGCTGCTTCAACAAATCCTTGGTTTTCGCTTGAAGAATACCGATAAGCATCTTCCATCATCTCTAGAACCTTTTTATCTTCAGGTTCTACAGAGTAGTTAGTTCCAAATAATGCCATTTTCAAGATTCCTTTCTAGACTACTACACGCTTTTAGACGCAACCAGTCTAGAAAGGAAACCAAACAAAACGAAATTAGTTATTTCTTCTCAGGCGACTCTGGTGTCAAATCAATATCAACGCCAGTCTTCGCCTTGATAATATTTTCTGCTGTCTCTTCCACAACATTGTCATGGGGGTATTTAGGCCAGAAATGCTTCACGCCAGCAGTAATTGCCATACTGATACCAATAATACCTGCAATAATAAAACTGTTCATAGAGACTCCTTTGATTTAATAGAAATCGTAGTAACTAATTTTCAAACAGAAGTACATAATGTCATTTCATGTTTTTCGATCGTGGTTCCATTTGCCAATTGCCCAGATATGTTTATTCCTCCTGCATAAGGCTTGTAACCCCTTAAGCATGAAGAAAAGTGATCACCAGCGGATACTTGTTGAACATAGTTGCTGCCATTGTTGATCATAGCAACTAATGAGTTTCTTTGCGTTATTGTTCCATCGCATATCTGCCCATTGTCATTTCCTCCACATGCATAAGCGCTATTTCCTTTAAGAACAAGAGTGGTAAACCTAGAAACAGAAATTGCCGAACAACCGGAAGATCCAGCACCTGTCATAGCTGTTAGGAACTGCTTATGTAAAGTTCCACCGTTTCCTAGTGAGCCGTAAGTACCATAA